TCTTCTCCAAGAATTCCTTGATATTCTCTGCGCCAGATGGATCGTCGTTCCAAGGGTAGGCAGCAAGCCCCTTCCATCGCTCCGTGCCGAAATCCCTAAAAGCTACTGCATACATCGTTCTCGTCATCCCTGTTCTCCCTTGGGCTGCAATTGCTGGTCGGTGCGCGATAGTTCGTCTGACAAGATGTCTAGGCAGTCTTTGCACTCGTGAGGAAGCCTGATTCCGTGGTTGCATATCCGCTCTTTGATCTGCTGCGCGGCAACCTTTAATTGCTCTACCGCGAAGTAGGATCGGTAATAACGGCGGGAACTGCTCGTGCTATCCGCAAGGTCGTTCAGTGTCTCGACTGTGTTGTCGAGTGCTCGCTCCAGCCGCTTAATCTCGGCATCCTTCCGTTCCACCTCTGCGGCGAGGTCGGCGATGCGCCGCTCTAGTTCCTTGTTGCGCTTATTGACGATGGCAATCTGATGGTTGTACCAGTAGCTGTCTAGATCGCCCTGCACTGGCACTGGCTGAGTCATCTGCTTTATGCGCTCCGCACTCGTTAGCCCATCGTGGCCGCGTTCGTCTTCCGGTATCTGTCTCTCGACGCTCATCTGTGCACCTTATTTGCCGTAAATGATCCAAGTCGTTTGCACACGCAAGAATGCTGGCTCCAGCAGTTGTGCATGTTCGGTTGAGTCACGAGCCAGCCCTCAGAGACAGAGCCATCCGTGTCGAACTCCTCTCCTCTCTTGGCACTACTCAACCAATCACGCACGAACGTAAACAGCTTTGGCAACGTGTCTAAGGGATAAGGTAGCGGCGAGAAGTCGCCATCAGTCTTGTGCGCGAACTCTATCCACGCGAAACCCTTGTCGGTTTCTCCAACGCGGAATCCTTTAGCCCCGCTTCGATTCCACGGCAGGACTAGACTTATCGCTGCCTGAAGCTGCTCATGCGTGTCCGATGCTACCTCGAATTGCTGCAATAAACCTGCCATCTCCGCTCTCCTCTGTGTTGCCCCTCAGTTAACCGTTTTGCAGCATCTTGTCCCACTTCTTGAGGAGCCGCCACACGTCGCCCATGTGCTCCAAGCCGCCCGGAGTATCGACATAGCCGCGCTCTGCTTCCTGTTCCCGGTAGGTCTGCATGATCTCTTGAACTTCAGCGCATACCTTTTGCATCGCTTCTTGATTCATCGTGTTGCTCCTCTGTGTTGCCCTGATAGGGGCTAGGACTCTGCTATTGAAATCAACAAATCCCGAAACTGTTCCGGTGTTGCAATCCTAGACTTGCTGTCTGTGCCGCCACCTTTTGCCCCGACTTCCCCAAGGCGTTTCGCTCTCTTCAGGCCCATCCGCTCGATTACTGCCGGATCGTACTTCGGCTCACTGATGCCCCAATTTAAGTCAGGAAGTTTCTGATAGAGGTCGCAGCCGCAGGTATAAAGCCAAGTCGCTTTGCGGGCGTAGTGGCCATATCGGCCCTGCTCGATGCAGCACGTCATTCCGCCATAGTTATCAGCTACGTACCAGCCGCCTTCCGCGCGTGGTGCGTCGAGATTAAAATGCTTCCACGCATGACTACCAGCCGGGTGCTCTAATACGCCTCCCCACCTGCGAACAGACTTTAATGCTGATTCAAAACACCCGCCATCGTCGCCGAGCTTCTTCTTCTCTGCACCCTTGCTGATTGCCAAGGGCTGGCCGAACCACATCTTTCCCCAGCGATGGCACGGCGGGTGAGCCACAACCCGGTGCGGCCCCGCATAAAGCCGTGCATCCCTCGTCTTATCCCACGGATCGACGTTGGGCAGGCCGAAGTAACAGCCATTCGTCATCACGTATAGTGCAGCTATCACTTCCTCCTCCACTTCTTCCATCTCGCCCGAACTAGCTAAAGTTTGCGATTCTCTCGTCAAGCACTTCGGCGTAGTCAGCCATGATCGACCTTTGCCGCAATAGCCTGCCCTTTTCGACATGGGGAAGTTGGTTGAACGTATCTGTCTCGACGAATTGATTGAGTTTGTCGAGTTTCGTGCGAAGCTCTCGTACTTCGTCGGCTACGCGCTGCTGAAACGGCGTCATCTCTTGGTACGTCAGTACTTTCATTGCTTTCTCCTTAGTTTGAATTCGTTCCATCTCGCCCTCACCTGCTTACTCGCTTTTCCGCGAACCTTATCAAGCGCTGCTTTGATTGCCGCAGTTGTTTTCGGAGCGCAACTCTTTGCTTGATAGCATGGCGAATTTTTAGGCACTCCTCACACAGATCACCGCTCTCGTGGCTAATACATCCCTGATATCCAGCTCCCGTCTCAGGATCGTAGCGCTCGTAGTGGAGGCAGCGAGTCTTTCGCAGGGTGCGGGTGCATTCGCGAATACTTAAAGCAATCGCGCCAAACTCAAGGGCCGCTACTAGCCCCTTGTCAATGTCTGCCTCAAGAACTAAACACTTGGCGGAATCCAAATATCTGCTCACGCGCTCCATCTCCTTTTCATCCACGCCCTCACCTGGGGGAGCCAACCCAAACGGTGGTCCCAGATGATCAAGCGCATTTGCGTGTCTCGCGGAATGCCAGCGCTACGAGCCGTTCGATACTGTGCCTTACCTTCTTGCGGCGGATGTTCGATACCTTGTTGGCCTTCTTTGCTGAGGCAATAGCCATCTGCTGCGCATGAATCAAGATCCTTCGTGCTTCGTCCGATCGACACAAACTCAACTGCTCGGTGCCGATACGGACAATGCATTTCTTCGCGCACCGGAAGCGCTCTGCATAGGCCGCTATGATGTGCAGGGTAGGATCAGCTTCCCCCTTCCTGAGTCGCCGCATGTACTCCACTCTGCGGTTATGCGCTTTTTGCTCTTCCGTGCTCACTTGCTTTCCTTTCAGATCAGCGGGTCTTCAATCGCCCGCACTCGCACTTCAGTTCGCTCCGGTGTTCCGTAGAGCTTCCGTGCATATAGCGAAACCACTTGCGCGTCGTCTTCGTAGCCCACGCCAGTCAGTGAATCCAAAACTGCTCTAGCCAGCTTGTCGGTATCGGGCTTGGTTGTGATGTGCGTGACGCGCTTTGCCTTGCTCTTGGGCTTGGCGATGTGCCAGACGATGGAAACCTCAACCCCGACTCCTCGAGAGCACAGCGGGCCTTCTGGCACGTTTCTGCGCAACTCCTCGAGAGCTACCTGGGTCAGCGTGTGGCGATACGGTTTCAGCTTCGGGTTGTCGGAGGTGATGAATGCCCGATTTCCGCGAACGAAGGCTTTAGCAGAGCCCTGCGGACGTGGCGTGCCATAGGCAACAAACGTTAGCTCGCTCACTTGCTCTCCTTCGCATACCGCGCCACCAGCTCGGCTACCCACTTGGTTACCGGAACAATCTGAGAACTAGAGCAGCACGGGCACCACGAATTTGAATTGCTGACATTCTGGCAATCGCTGCATAAGTAAGCCTTTGCCAGTGGGAACCATTGCAGTTGCTGCAGCTCGGCTACGTTCATGCTGCCTCCCAACGAATCTTGTTTTGCGTCGGGTGTTTGTCTATGCGAGGGCGCGACACGCAATCCCATGAACGCCCCTTGATCTCGGCAACGGCTTTCCAGCCAGCAGCTCGCAAAGACGTTCCCGGCTCAGAGTCGAGAATGTAAGTGACAAGTTTGCGGTATCCGAGAGCACGAGCCGCGCGCCATGCAGCCGCATAAAGAATCGAGCAGGCGTTCCTCGTGCCGTCCGTTGCCACGCGGTTGACCTCTAGGGTCCAGCCATCATCCAAACCACGCGCTACTGGCCTGCCAACCATCGCAACACCGCATATCCGCTCACCATCTGCTACGGCAAGAACGAATTTGCAACCCGGCATTTGCTTGTGGTGGCGGTGATACTGCGCCACAAACGCGTTAGCCTCTGCGAAAGTAACGGGCACGATTGAAAGTCTCATCCCCCCAGCCCCACCTTCTGCAAGAACTCTTGAGCAGCATCCTTCAGCTGCACTGCATGAACACACAGCAGAATCACGCCTGCCCAAAAAGCCATCGTGAACAAAAAGGCCACAATCAATCCCCAGTTCGGGCCCTTACGCTCATAGCGCTTCAGTGCGTAGAAGTCGGTCATTGCCAATCGCTCCTTTGCAGAAACCTCATCTTCGCCAGCGTTGCGCCGATCGGTTCCATGTCTTCCTCTTTGCGCTGGGCCCGAACAATCATTGCCACTTTCCAGGCGTCGGTTGCCCACGCTTTGTACTTCAGGCGCTCTCCAGTGCAGGCACGATGGAAGCAGTCGTGGCACCCCTCGCAAAGCCAGCAGCAGTGATACCACTGCGCCTTCCAGATATCTTTGGGGTAGATCATGTGGTGCAGGCGCAAGTTGTAAGTCACATTGCAGGCCACGCATTCACGCGGCGACGGATGCATTGAGTGCAGCGTCTTCCAATCGTCGGAGCAGATGTATGCGTCGTATTCAGGGCTCATTTGCTCACCTTCCCGGCGTATGGATCTCGCCCAAACTTCTTGATCCGCCATTCGACTTCTTCGGGCTGCATGATCTGCTCCAGGTGCTTGCGCCACATGTCCGTAAACTTCTCGCCTTCGGCCCGTGCATCGTTCGCAACTCCCCGCTCTGTTTGCCTTTCGATCTCTTCGGCTACTTCGTCAGGCCGGGGGAAGAATGACTGGCCCGGCTTGATGCGCAGCGCTGCGATGGCTTTCTCGACTTTGCGGACTGAATGCTTCGCCGCCAACCGCTCGAAGTCCAGGAAGTAAGCCTCGATGCTCGATTCCTGATCCTGGCTGGGGTATCGCCGTGTCAGTTTGTCCATCGCCGCCAAGAGTCGGGCCGAGTCCCCTTTTGACAGCAATGCCCGCGAGGACTCGTCTGGCACCGTCAACGCGTTCTCTAGCTGGGCTTGGCTTACTCGCTCCAAGTCGCTCTGCATTCGTTCCCTGTTCACCGCCGACCTCCTTCCATCTGCCATCGTCTAGCCAAAAATTCCACTTGCCATCGCTCGGGGGTCTTTGTCGTGCGCGGTCCAAGATCACCTTTGCCGCATTGCCGCGAGAGAGCTTTTCATCCCGAGAAAGCAAGTCCACTGCGTCCGCGAATTTGATCGCCAGTGCGTAACTGCGGGGAATCGAGAGGCGCTGGAGCAAGTAGTTTCCAAGCGGGCCCGCAGGCAGATCGTCGGGGATGGTTCGCTCTTCCTCCTCGTCCGAGCCGAGCGTTTCGGGTTGCGCGTGCGCGGGGGGCATCTGCTTTGCCTCTACTCTTCTCTCCTCTGGGGTAGCAGGTTGCTCCGGTGGCGATAGCGGTTTGCTAGCGTCGTATATGATCCACGCTTGCAACCTTGCTAGCAGTTGAGTAAGTTGCTTCTCCGCTATCCGCAAGCGCCACGCTAGGTCGTGATTGCTTGGTAGATATCCATCCAGGTCCTCGCTTGCTATCAGCCAGATGAGCATTAGATATTTCGCGTCTTCGCCTTTGAGCGCATGGAATGCCGGATCATCCACAAGCGCATGGTGCAACTTGATCCAGGGTGGTCGCCTATCTTTGTAGTGCTGAAATGTGTCCCAATTCTTCGGCCTTAGCTTCACTTTTCCCCCGACTTGCGATACAACCCAACTAACTGGTACGTGCTTCAAAACGTCTACGCTTGTGCGTGTAGCTAGGCAGCCGGAAAGTCAAAAACTTCCTGACTGAGCCTCTTTGCTGCTATCTCGCAGTACTTCTCTTCGATCTCGATGCCAATTGCCTTCCTGCCTAGATTCTTGGCAGCGACTAGCGTGGTCCCTGAGCCCATGAAGGGGTCGAGGATGGTCTGAGCGTTGCTCCAATAAATCAGCGATTCGATCAGATCAAGCGGCTTAGTGTGCGGGTGGCCTGTCTCGGTAGCGATTGCCGAAATCCCTTCGTGGCAACTGCGAAGCACGCTCGAGCGCTCTACCTTTCGCGTCTCCCAGTCTCCGATTAAAAAGATCGGCTCTGCGTCTCTCCTGAATCCGGTTGTGCTGCCCACCACTCCGGCATCATTTGGCTTTGCCCAGATAAGCACCTGTTTTGTATCTCTAGGAAATGGAGCATAGAAAGAGCCAAATGCGATTGCGGGACACGTGATCAATGAGAAAGCTTCATCCCTGCACGAGGTGTCCACATCTCCTTTTATGCCAGCATGTGCCTTGGAACTTCGGGCATTGTTGATGCCTCTACTCCACGCGATTCCATACGGCGGGTCCGTAATCACCGCATCCACCTTCGGCAAGCTAGGCAGAATCTCCCGGCAGTCGCCGTGGTAGATCGTGATTCCTGCATGCTCGTAATACGGGCTCACTTCGTCCTCCTCGTAGACTTGTATGCAGCGCCCCGAAATGAAATCCATGCCATGCCCAAACCAAGCAGTACAAAGGGAGAGAGCAGGATTAGCTGCTCGGTGGTCATGCGCGTAGCTCCTTTGCAAAGCTGTTAAATGGAACGTTGTACGGAATCCTGCGGGAGCCTTTCCATAGGTTGCAGGCGTAATGTGCAGCACCGTTAATCCATGTTCCATCGGGCAGTTCAATGCGGTCGTCGCGATGAGCGCCGCCCATCCCCCTGCCGTTCTCGTGCTCAAAAGTCTGGCGATCGCCGCCGAATCTTCCGGGGCAGCCAGGAGCGTATCCGTGCAAGCAGCAGATGCCACGCTGACGGTTGACCATTGCTTGAATGCGGCGTGCATACTCGCGCTTGCCTGCAACGCTGTATAGGTCACATACCTCTCTGCCATCGGGATAGACCTTGACGCCCTTCTGCTTGATGAAGAAGCTCACACGGCCTCCAGCTTATTTCGGCGCGCTCTGAGCCGAGTCTTGCGCTGCAAGGGGGTGCGCTTCATGGGCGCCTCCAACCAGTAGCGATGACCGATTCAGAGAGCGGCTTAGCAGTCCAAATCACCGTCTGATCAGTGTTCTCCGCTAGCACCTCATCAGGCTTTACCCAGCACAACGAATACCCCAGCTTGGCGAGCGTGAGCACTTCCGATGGACTAAACCAGTTCTGCGCTTGTTCTAGTGTTCTAAATGCGCACCCAACAGAACCGCCCTTCTCGTCCACTATCTTTCGTGCCTTCGCCATAATTCCGGGGAATGCGATGAACACCGGGTCAGGTCCGTCCTCCCGCTCAGACCAGACATGCGAGAATCCCGGCCTATACGGGCCTCTGCCTTCGCGATCTTGAATGCGACAAACCAACTCGCTCACGCAACCCCCTCTTCCACTCTCTGCACTCTGCGCTCGATGACGGCCCAGTCTTCGTCTGTGATTCCGGTCCCGTCTTCGATCACTTCGCCATCCTCGGTAATCACTTCCACTGGATACGGGGCAACAGCAGTGAAGCCGTTTTCGGCAAAGTAGTATTCAACCTCTGCATTGAGCTTCAGCACTTCGGCGGTGTAGTAGTCGATAAGTGCCTGATCACGATCCACTCTGCGGTAGAAGAATCGCGCCTTTGGTTCGTGGATGTCGGGGCAATACAGTACAAAGTCGCACCACTTGCGCTCCGTGCAGGCCATCTCCCACTGAATCTGCGGCATGTACTCTTCGGGGATTTCCTTGCGCCTCACGTAGTGCACATGGTTGTGCGGTTCTAGGCACTTGATTTCCAGAACCCCATCGTCATCGACAAGCGCATCAGGGCTGCTGCCCGTGAAGTCGTATTTCGGATGAAGCACGAAGTTCACCGGGGCAGTCATCACACCTAGGGCGCGTTCGTAGTAGATTCGTGCATCCTCTTCGAGTGACGAGCCGCGCTGCATTGAAGGGCTTACGTAGTGATCCTTCGCCCGTCCGGTAAGCCGCTCAGTGATGACTTCCTCAAGCAATGTTTCGCGCTCTGCATAGTAGCCACCCTTCTTGTTTGGGCGCAGTGCCTTAAGTTTGGAGCCGGGGATGCGCCCCACTCTGTTCTTGAGCCAAGCATCTCCCTGCTGAGAGCCGTACGTGTTTCTCATGCCTTGGCCAGCTTTCTGTACATCTTGTTCTTGATCTCAGCAAACGTTTTTGCGGCCGAATGGTCTTTCGCTGATTCGGCTGCATCTTGAGCCTTGCGGTAGTTGACTTTGAGTTCGTCAAGGGTGCGGGACGCCTCAATCAGATCGACCATATTGGCGTAATCGCGCTCGTCTAGTTCTCCCTGCTCTTCCTGCCCGATTGCGTTCCCGTCATCGTTAAGGCTGGCGAAACTGTCAATCGGAGCTATGCCGCACGCGCACTCCAGCGTGATGATTCGGCCATAGGTGATAGAAGACTTGACCTGCTGGGCGACATTCTTAACGCCCGATGCGTCAGGTGGGAGCGTGATTGATACCGGCTCCGATGAATGGCCTGCCCGATGAGTGAGCACGTAGGAAACTGTGATTCCCTTATCTGTCTGGGACAACTTCCAGTCACCACTCAGCCCATGCTTGCTCAAGAGAGGCACGATAACCGATGCCTCCCGCCCTAGTGACGCATATGGCGAATCTCCGTATTGCTTGTTCTTCTTGTCCTTCAGGATGCGGACAACCTGGGGCTCATCTTTGAACGCCGCCATTGCTTCCGTGAAAAGCTCCTTCGCCCGATCCGCCTTCCACTCCCGCTCTATCTCGCGCAACTGCTTCAACTTCTCCAAATCTCCAGTGCGCACAATCTGCATCTGCAGTTCCTGCATGGGGCTCAAGGGCTCAACCGGGATGTTCTGAGCGCTGCGCTTGTCAATCAACTGCAAGCTGCCTTCTAATTGCTGATTCAGTGTGCTCATGCTGCACTCTCCGTGTACTTCGCTTCCCGTTCGGCATCCATCTGCTTCCAGCACTCACGGCAGAACCAAACGTCCTTTTCGTCCTCTATCAGCAGGTCTTTGCCTTGCAGGTTCTTGTCGAACTCGCAGGCTTCAAAGCCGCACTCACAGCAGGCGTGGTAGTAGCAGGAGTCGGTCATTGACGGCCCTCCGCTTTGGCGAGTGCGATTGCCCCAGCCTCTATGAGCCCGTAGCCGACAGAACCCCGCTTGTCATGCGAAGCCACGATGTTCTTCAGCGCCTCGTACATCTCTTCAGCGGCCAGCATCTTTGGCGTGATCCTTGCCTCTGCGATCCGATCAGCAAAATGTCCAAGCATTTGAACGCCCATGGGAAGGGGCTTGTTCTTCGTCTTCATTGCTTCCTCCCACCCGCCATCACCCACATGCCGCCCACAAACAGCACAAAGAAGGGAAGGGCTGCCAGCTCATGGCGCCACGGGTAAACTGCGCCAGCAAAGAGCAGCGACATCAGCACGAAGGCTGCAAAGAACCGTCCGAACTTGCGAAAGGCTTCATCGCGGTAAAGCTCATACGGCATCGGAGCTTCTGTGCGGCGATCGATATCAGGGAAGGTGCTCATTGCTGCCTCCCGTCTTTTTTCGGGTGCCGTTCGGAGAACGTAGTCATCCAGTAGCTCAGCACCGAACGGGCATCCTTGATTTCCATGCCGAACTCATCGGCGAGATAGGGCGCTGCACCGAACATGTTGGTCGCGCCAGACTCACGAAGGCCGTCCAGATAATCGAGCATTTCGTCAGATACAACTTCAGGCTTGGTTGTCATTGCCGCACCCCCGCTTCCGCCTTGATCTTCGCGAGGTCAGCAGCGATGCGCTCAAGAGTGGAAAGGCACTTGCGATGGGCTTCTAGGCTGGCGTCGATGACGGCAAGCTCCAGCAGAGTCGAAGTGATGCTCGGCACAGCCGCATCTTGTTGAGGCACCGTACTATCGTCTTTTGGGCTGCGGAAAGATTGAGGTAAGGTAAGGCTCATACGCTTTCCTTTTCTGGGCTGAATCTAGGCGAGGTACGTTACTTGTACTCTCGCCTTTGGTTACTTGCTACGCTGCGCTCTGTTGCTGAGCTTGAACTTTGGGCTGCGGCTTCACATCCCACGAAGCCGATTTACACTTGCCGCACCACTTCGGCTTCTGCATGCGCGACACGAATGTCATCTCGCACCGCTTGCATTTGTGCTCGTACCGGATGATCTTTTTCATGTGAAAGAACCTTAGTCGTGACGGTGGTTGAATGTCAAGTGGAAAAGTTAGCTCAACAGAATGTTGTAGACCTTAGAGCCATCAGACAGCGTTTCTTCTTCGAGAGATGCGATACTCAGGCTCTCTTCGCTAGCCTCAAACTTCACGTCTACTGAAACTTCATAGCCAGTCAACTCTTGGCCTACGGCGAGAGCTTTAGCATCAGAAATCAGTGATTCCAGAGCATCGAGCAATTCGCCAGCATTGTCAAAACCTTTGAATGATACCTCTGTCTTTGTCATCTCTTGCCTCCACTGAAATGACTATAGTCGCGACTCTGGTAGTAGTCAAGAGGTATTTTGTATTTATTTGCGACCACCCGGAAATGCAATCAACTTGACTGCGGGAGCCGGATCAAGCGCCAGTCTTTCCACAGCCGCGGACTTCTTTTCAATCCTCTGCGCTGAATATCGGTTGCGCATGTCTTGCGTGGTATGGCCGAACAGCTCTTTGAACATCTGATCGGAGACATTGGGATCGGAGAGCAGCTTGGTGCAGAAGTGGCTGCGCATGTCGTAGAGCTTCAGGTGTTCTAAACCAGCTTCTTTCAGTATGTCGTTGCCGCCGCGATAGATACCGGTAATTGGCCGCGAGAAGTCGGCAGAGCTGGCCCTATGGCTTGGATCGTTCTTCTCGTGCTCTGTGCGTACTCCGTGATGAGGCAGGATGTAATCTGTCGGGTTTTTGCCGCCGAGGTTATGCCATCGGAGCAGGATCCATCTCATAGACCTCAGCGCAAGCCAGTTCAGCGGGATCGTGCGCACGCGGAAGTCGTTCTTGGCTCCCTCGGGGTTGACAGTTACGAATGGCCTGTCCACATCTAAAGTAACGTCCTCCCGCTTCAAATGTCGTAACTCGCCAAAGCCCATTCCGGTGTTGGCCATGATTACCAGGCAGTGGCCGGCCATGAGGCGTTTCGGCTTGGACGAGTCCAGCGCACAGGCAAGGAATCGTCTCTCTTCCTCCTCGCTCATGTTCTGGCGCACCTTCTTTTTGGGCACAGGCAGCGGTCTATAAACATCGCTCATGCGATGCCAGAGCCCTACTTCCTTGAGCACGGGGGCAAGAACGGCGATGACCTCGGCATTGATCCTCTGCGCACAGGCTCTCTGCGAACGTTCGCGCTGATATGCTCGCACGTTGCCGATGTGTATCTGGCTGAGAGGAATGTCGTTTAGGAACTGGGTTAGCGTTTTGGCATATTGCCGATAGACTCTCAGGGTTCCCGGCTTGATGTAGGGAGAGTGATCGGCTAACCAAACCTGCACAGCAGCAGAAAAAGGCGAATCTGGTGTGAGCATTGATTGAGGGCCCGCTTCGAGCGCGCACGCTGGACAATCCAGATGGTTCAGGGTGTGTTGGCTGGGTGTGGACACAGTTCTACTCCTCAGTTACCTGCTCGTAACTGGCACTTTTGGGGAATATGGGTAACGGTACGAAAGGCCCT